CGGCAGTTAATTCGATTTCAAGAGCAGAACCACCCATTCCAGCGATTGCAGTTTGCAATGCCAACAAGGCTTGAATAACGCCTCCAGTATTGTTGAGATACTCTCCCGTCAATGTTCCTCCCGCTGCGACAATGCAAGCTTTAATGGCTGAAATAATGCCACCAGTATTTTCAGGGTAAGCCGCCATCTCTTTATTCTAAAGACTTCTAAGGAATGATTATTGGAGCTGTGTTTGACCCTTCTTTTACTACTTCAATCATCGGGTAACTTACACCTCCAATTGTTACCGTACTTTCGAATTGTTGTGTCGTTGCGTTAAAAATTCTGATCTCTTGCGTACCTCTTTTACACCACCAATCGTTTTGTCTGCACCAGCTTGCCTCTGGTTCTTCGTGGTCATTCCAGAGCATTGGCCTAGCATCAGGTCTGACATTGTCTCTGACATCTGTACCTGGAAAGAGTTCTAACCCAACAACTTCCGCCAGGGCTAAGGCATACCGGTCGTAGTTAACTCGATGCCTTGCATTGTATTCGTCATATACCTCATCACTGAATTCCCTTTCCATGCTTGAGTCAGTAAGGAGACCGCTGGTATTGTCACCGTAATATTGGGTCGGGTAATCGCTTGGTTCATACCATGGAATTCCACACTCCCACCTCATCGCATGCATGTGTTTGCATTCACGTCTCATATCAACTCTGCTATTTAAACTGCGCCACTGCCTGTAATAACCAGCACCTTGCCTTTCCCAAGCAGCTCGAACAGTTCTGCTGGCGTTCGGTAATGGGAACATGTCTTGATCTACTTCACCTTTTGGAAATTCAAGGTTGGCTAATGCACCACCTAAATGATCAGGACAACAACAAAATAATTTAGTTGATGAGTTTAATCGTCTTCCAGAATTAAAAATATGAGGATTTGAAGGATCATAATCCAACTTTTTCCAGTAAATTGTTCCATTAACTTCAACCCTTCCATATGGTCTTGAAAGATCAAAAAACAAATGTCCTGTCGAAGCGTTTACTTCAACCAAAGTTAAAGCAACACTTCCTGCTGGCCTTGGAACAACATTGTCTGGGTAGTTTCCCGTTGTACCTGTGTCTTCAAATTGATCCCCAATAAAAATATTGAAAATTTGTAACTGAGAAAAACTTAAGACCCCATTAGCATCAAATCGAAGTCTGTGATTAGAGGGATCAGGATCACTTGTGAAAGTCTGCTGCCTATTACCAATAGTTACTGGAATAGTGATACTTCCTCGTGTTCTCTGTCCTACATACCAAGTTTTCTCAGGGCTAGTCTCACTTGGGAACATTGTGACAATGTCCTTTGATACGCCGCTAACAGCACCTGTTGTGAATCGACTATTGCTGTATATCGACAAATCATCCCAGCTCCTACCCGTACCGAAGTAATAGGCTTGACCTAGCTGCCATCTCTTGTAATCACTTTGACGATTATACGACTCAAGAATTGTAGGGAACTGAGCTGTTCCATAAAGACCTAATCCTTTACCTTTGCTCGGGTATAAACCTTTTGCTTTGTTTAATCCAATTCCTTTCGTAACAGGTTGAAGTCCGAAACCTGTGCCTAGGTTTCCAAGACCTTTACCCATTATCTAAAACTACTTGATGGATCGAAGTAAGTACTACCTCGCTCTTCTCCAGACCTTAATCCTGCTTTTGCATATGGTCTGTCCTCTCTCACTCTTGGACCAGCAGTGATTCTGCTTCTTTTTCTTGAGCGATCAGACGTTGCAGTTGCTCCTGAAGTGAGATCACCTCTTCTTCTCCCTGGAAAACTTCCAACACTGAATCCCCTTGTTAACTGTGATGTTTCGTCAGCACGTTGAGCATTGATATAAGAATCTGCTTCTCTTCTGGCATCGTCATAATCAGATTCTAATTTTGCATATTTTTCTTTATTTTCATTCAGTGCATCGTCGTACTCGATCTGAGTACCTCCATCGTCAGTGTTATCAGTGTTATCAGTGTTATCAGTGTTATCAGTATCATCAGTGTTATCAGTGTTATCAGTATTGTCTGTGTTGTCTGTGTTATCAGTATCATCGGTATCATCGTCATCATTAGGCAGAGGTACGCATCCAGTACCTGCGCTGTTTAATTGCTGACCCGAGCCACACACAATTGGTATTTCTTCTTCTTCGGTACTTGTATCACAGTTAGAGCCATCCCAAGAGCCACCAGATTGACGACATGCATACTCATCGCTTTGTCTAATACTTGCCAAGACTTGTTCTCTTGTCTGCTTAGGTCTCTCATCCTGACCATAAGTTAATTCGGTATCGCCTCTTAAATCACCCATCCAGTAATTTCTGCCCTCATCTCCTAATTCTCTACCAAGCTCACTCTCGTAAATATCATTTAACCATTTTTCGTTGCTGAGATTGATGTCTGCTAAAACTTCTTCACGAGTAGCACCTTTACCTAAATCTCCTAACCAGTATTCTCTGCCCTCGTCGCCAAGACCACGATTTAAAACTGTTTGGTAAGTACTCTCTAACCACTCCTCATCATTTTGACCAGCACCTTCTGTGTCATGAATATTTTGATATTCATTACTACGCCTGAAATTATCTACAACTTCTTGCTGCGTTTGTGCGCCACTATTGATTTGTTCAGCCCAGTAATTAGCTCCTGCGGTGTCCGGCTCTCTATCTAATTCAATCTTATATGTATCTTCAATGAACTTCTGTGTTTCCGCTTCCTTGTCTTCTTTGATTTTTTTTGCTTCATCAGACGCATCAAATGATGCAGCTACTTGATCCGCGTTTAAGTTTCCAGAATCTAACTCAGCCTTCCAATAGGCTTTACCTGCTGCGTCAGGGACTCTACCAAATTTCTCTTGGTAAAGCTGATCTAAATATGCTCCTGTATCAGCAAGTGACGACATGACTTAGAAGAAACCTCCTTGAGCAAAAACGTGGACTCGTGTATTTGCACTAGGGGCAGTAATAGCTGCATCAACTCCTACGTAAAGCAATGCACTTGATGGAACATATAATCCTGTGTTTTTCTTATCCGTTTCAGTTGGATACGCAGCCATCGTCGCTGCTGGGCTCGCCAAATTAGGGACAGGAACACTTAATGGAGGTAAAGGAATATTTGTTCTAGTGCCAACAGCAGAGGAAGCAATTGCTGCTCCTCCTACATACGCTGAGTTTGCGGTTGTTATAGATGTTGCAGTTGTCGCTGTACTTAAGAAAACTAAAACATTCCTAGCAGTAGTATTAGCTTCTAACGCAACGATAGACAAACTATCAACTACAGCTCCATCGTTTCCAGAGCAGTCAACAAGAACGACAAATCCTGCTGGTGCTGGTGTATTGAAATTGGTTGCTGCTGTTAGTGCAGCAGTGCCACCAATTGTTGCGAATGAATGCAGAGGTCTATCGACCAACAGAGGCATTTTGTTTGAACTACTCGTTGCCATTTAATTAACCATCTATAGAAAGTTTACTGAGAAATCAATACCGGAAGATCTCAATCAGACAGGAGAGATATCCCTGAGAGGTCCGCTATTCATTAGACCTAAAGATGTACTCATTCCTTTTCTCTGTGGCTTTTTCTTTGCAGGTTTAACTTTTCCAGCTCTTTCAACTGGAACTGGTGGTGGATCGAATGATGATCCCCTTTGATTAGGTCTCGTTAATGTAGGTGTTTCGTTATTAACGATCTGTTCACCATCACCATATGGATTTCTTCTAACGACTTGATCTCCTTGCATAGAACCAGCAGGGTCTGCTGGGGCTGGTACTGGTTGGAATGATTTTATATTTTGCGGATTGTTAGGTACTCCACCTTTAGATCCAGCTAAGTAGTTGTTAACTTCTCTTTCTTCCTGCCTGTTGATGTACCACTCATTTGGTCGGAAAGATCTTTTAGCACCTTCTTTATACTTCATGTGCTCGGCTTTTTTAGTCATGCCACAGATCCTCCGCCTAGAGCTTGGAATACATAATTAGGGACTCTTCCTTTTGTGAATGATGTGATTAATTCGTCTGCTGGATTAGGAACATTTCCGGGTTGTCCTCCAGGGGCAGGTAATTCTAATCCTGATTCTCCGCCAACTTGTGGTTGCATATTGGAGTTAAAGGCAGGATTAAAATCATTCTCGGTTGTTGTTTTATATGACTGAGCTAGCAACGTAACGGGATCAGCGAAAGCTTTTTCTCTATTTGCACCTGCATCAGTAAGACTTGGAGCGATTTCCAATCCACCTTGATCAGGATCTATACCAGAAATATCCGCTTTCTTTTCATATACTGCTTCACTTTGGCTAGGTACCTCATCTCTTTGTAACTGAGGTGCTGGCTGTATTACTTGCTCATTCCCTGGCTGATTTATGGGCTGAGTGCCTTCTATTGCCTGACTTGCATCAAATGGCTTGTTTCCTCTTGGCAAGTTGATTGTATTTGACCTTGCTAATAAATAACCAGCTCCAGCTCCTAACGCTGTAGGTAAAAGTTTTCCTCCACTTGCAATCATCCCCAAACCTGCACCCATGACAGCACCACCAGCAGGATCAAGTAAAACCTTCCCATGCTGCTGAAGCATTTGATTCATCTGACTCTGACGATTTCTTTCTGTCTGAGCACCAGCGTTGTAAGTAGGTAATACTTCTGTTTCTTCACCACCTCCACCTTTGGAAGCACCTTCAATATTCTGCTTTACCTGATCTATATCAACAATTTGTTTGTCATCGAAATACCCAGTCTTTCTAAGGACATCTAATGCTCTATTCTCTTTCCCTTCCCTATTGCGATCTTGGTAATGCTTGTAAAGGCTTCCATGCCCTCTGATTTGAGTGTCCATTTTGAGTGATTACCTCCAGTTTTGTGATCCAACGGCTTGTGCAATTCTTGTTCCAACCGCTGTATCAGCCGGACCTTTAATTGCCATGATGTATTCAGATCCAGATCGATCGAATGCGTATCTCCTTACCTCGTCTCGTCGATAGTTAGCCACATACAGAGTTTCAGCTAAACGATCAACTTCTCTGAGGTAAACCTCTCGATAGGTCTTATCTGCCTTAATAGGATCTGACTGCATGATCTGCCTGTCAGTATCCCCAGTAATACGTTGGACCATGTTGGGCTGTGGAGCACTCTCAGTCTTAAAGATCTGAGAAAGCCTGTAGACCTTATCGCAACGATTTAGATGCTCAATGATTCGCTCATAGAAATAACTATCAGGAACCCGAGCCATTGCTTCTTCTAGACGAGCAATATCACCGGCAGGTAAATTCGCTCCGGTGTTATAGCCAAGATGGAACCTTGTACGGCTTTTGTCGTAGTCGTTAAGTTCCAACCGTAAATAAAAGCGACTTTCGCTTTATTCTAGGCAATGTAGATAAGGTCTTCTTTAAATACCTCTTCCCAGTCAACTCTTGCGATCTTTTTAAGCTGATCTAATTTGGAAAATCTTTCTCCGGGTAGAGATAGTCTGAGTTCGATAATCTTCTTAGCAGTTGCATATCCAATCCCTTTGACTTGCTTTGCTAATGATTCTGCTGTAGCAACATTCACATTAAGCCTTGTATCTAGTGGGATTACAGCTTCTGGAATCTTATCCTCATCCTTCTCCTCCATAACAACTGGTTCGACCTTTTGACCTGTTCGACCTTTGTTTGCTTCGTAAGAAACAAGATCATCTAAGGCAACGTATTGAACTACACCTGTTGCATTCTTGACCATTGCCCAGTCTTTGTCGTGGTGTCCAATGAACTCGACAACTTGACCGTTCTTTTGATTTTGATATAACGCCATAAATTAAAAAAGAGCACCCCGTTAGAGATGCTCTTATTGTAGTGAGAAAACCTAGTAATTTAGGTCTCTGTGATGAATGGGATGTATGTATCATCCAATCCAGCGACATCATCGTCTATGAAGTATGAAACTTCAACGATGATTGGTGTACCACCAGTTTGTGTAGAAGATAAAGCACTTCCAGCGCCATTACCTGCTGCATTACGAACATAGACCTTAAGAGTCTCTGCTCCTGAAAGAACTGCTGCGGTTACGATTCCTTTCTTTGCAGATGCTGGTGCAATAGTTGTACTAGCAACTGCGATAGTTGGGGATGAAACAACAGTAGCTGAGATGGTAGCAGCCGCTGAGGCAGCAGCATCCTTAACTGCGATTGTGTCTGAGTTAGTACCAACTAGACCAGAAGCGGCAGTGCCGGTTCCAAGATCTTTACGCATATCAGGAACACGGATACCTACGTGGTATACGCTTGCTCCTGCTGGAACTGTTAGTCCTGTGATGTCGGCACGAACTTTGTCGTCGCCACGCATATCAGGGCTAGGAATGGTAATTGCAAACTCAGTAGCTCCTGTGGAAGTTACGAGTGCATAACCAACCTGATGGTAATAAACACGACCTGGAACAGCGACTACTGGCTGTCCTTGGTAACTACTTAAATTAGTAACCCAGTTACCGGGGTATATCTTTTTAGCCATTATTAGTTACCTCCTCAATATACGAATGAGTAAGCAACGGTAATGAAGTCCTTATTAAGAATTTCAAAACCAGCAAAGAGACTCCAAATCATAATGATGAATCTTGAGAAGTCATCATTGTTATTAAGAAGAATCTGAGCATTGTTACCACCAATACCTACGCCAACTGCTTGTGGTCCGAAGAACAACATTGGAGCAATTGTGTAGTTAGCTGCACCAGCATTTGCTGTGTCAACTGCAATATTTGCATTGATAGTCTTCTCAGGCAAGTTGGTTGATTCGAACCATCTTACGCCTTCAAATAAGAAACCAGTCACTTTTGTTATCCCGAAAGCTCTTTATCTTTCGGTTCAACATCTTTATCATCGATGTTGGTCAGACTATGTCATCAACTTAGTAATTAAGTTGTAGGGCACTCTTGGAGATGTTACTCAGTTTCCTGTCGATCTCTAGTCGTTGCACCTTCCAGATTGTCGTCTGGCTTGGCTCAAGATTCCCCGCTTTAGAAGGGGTTCCTTGAATTCACCCTATTTGCAACAAGGCTCACGCAGCTTGTTGGCCCACTGTTTGTTTAGGCATTACTGGCTGTCCAGCTACGAATCCTGCTTGTCCATAAGCTGGACCCATACCTTGGAAGAAGTTCGCATTAGGAGCCTCGGATGGGTTCATGGGGTTAACCATGCCATTACCGGCATACCTTGCGATCTCTCTGAATGCGTCGTTCTGGCGAAGATGCATCATTGCTGTTGGATCAGCAATACATCTGTAGTAGCCATCAGAGAACGTAGGTACGTTTCTCTTACGCATATCCTTGACGACCTGAAGCAGGTCAGTCTTTACGTCGAACTTAGCTGAAACGCCTGCACCGTATGTGTAAACAGGGTTACCTGCTGCTTTTGCAGCTCCACCAGGGAAGTAGTAACCACCGACACTTGAAGATGCAAGTCCGTTAGCTTCTGCCTTAAATAGTTCGTCAGCAAATACTCTATCTCTCCAACGTCTGTAGTCATCTAGAAGGGTAAGACTACCTATGCTCTGATGAAAAACGTTGAGATTACCAGTGTCTAATAAAAGACGCTGTGCTGTTAAGAGAGTCTCACGTGCAACCTTGAATGTTGAAGGAGTAGTTGGAGCTGCTGGATCAGCAGGACCGGTGTACTCTTTTAGGTTGACGAGAACTTTGTCCTTAACAATATTTCTGCTAGATGCTGTGCCAAGTGTTTGATCAGCAGTACGCTCTCTGGAATCCTTGTTACCAGGATTGCCCCAGAAGCGATATCTGTCTAATTGAACAGTTTGACCGGGTTGTTTCGAACAAGTATTAATGGTGTGGCTCTTTATCCTCACCCACAAGATTAAGGACTCTTGTGATTGGACTATATCTTCACCCTTGATCAGGGGTTGGGCGCTCGTGGACGAATTACCGAGTTTCCTCTCGTCGTCTAGTCTCTGAACCTTCCAGATTGTCGTCTGGCTTGGCTGCTGATTAACCTTCTTTTCAGATCCGGTCTTCCAGCAATTCACCCAATTTTTCAAACAACTTACGTTGTATGGACTCCATCGAAGTCGTGAACAACCACAGGCTCTACAGCCATCTCGATGATATAACCGGGATGAGGTCTATAAAGCTCTGCACCTAACAGTTTTGGAACGTGAATACCCCTACTTTCATAGGGCACCGACTATATCATCACTTTTTACAGTGCCGGACGCTCGTGCCTGTAATTAAGAGAACTGTATCTCTCAGGTAGTCTGTGAACCTTCCAGAGATGTATCTCTGGCTTGGCTGCTGATTGCCTTATCTCGCGACTTAGGTTTCCAGCAATTCATCCGGTTTTAAATGATCCTAGAGTCTTACGACTGAATCATTATCAATCCACATTGGGATTTATAACTCCGAAACTTATAGGGAACAAATACACACCTATTGTGTGTTGTCTATATCATAAGTACATCTCATAGGGTAAAACTTTTGGAGGCCACAGACGTTCGTGGACTGCTCGGATTATTGATAGCAGATGGTAGTCTTGTCCCATATCGCACTCCTAGTGGGGGATATGTTCAACTAACACTCACTGCTGGGTTATCTGAGAACGCATTTCTAGAAGAAAAAGTTGAAGAATTTAAGCAATTTATTTTCACTAGGGCCAAAATTGTTCCCTATAAAACAAAGCCTCGATTAAACGGTAGTAGGACTTCGATTCTGCGATTTAGAGTCTCAACCAATAAATTACGTCCTATCTTCAATCTTCTCTACCCAGTCGGTGAAAGGCAAATCACGCAAATAGCACTTGATTTGTTAGGTGCTCAAGCTGCTGCATGGTTATGGGCAGAAGGAGCGAAAATCAATAAAAACGGTTCATCTTCTCTGGTCAGAGTCGGAACTACAGAAGAAGAAGCTCTTCTAATTGCTCAATGGCTACAAATGTTAGTTGGTGCTAATGGAAAGCTCGATGAAGACCATATCAGACCAAGATTGATCTTCGATGCTGAACAAACCAAGAAGCTTCAAGAGCAATTAATACCTTACGCACCAAAAAGTCGTTTGCATTTATTTAAACAGGAGTTATGGGATGTCAGTTCAATTCGTAGCGCACGCACTGAGTTACAACTTAGGAAAGGGGAGCATCAGCCTCAAGGGGAAGAATCAGAGGCCATGGCTGGAAATTGTCAGATCAGAAGTTGATCGTACTTATCTCACCCATCAACTAAGGACACTTAAGCAAACCCATGATGGAGCTGTTGATTACCTAGCTGATCGGGTTCCTACAGATGGCTTCTACGATTTAGAGCGCATACGTTTTAATGGTGATCTGCTCTGGAGGGTCTATGAACTGATGTACCCAAAAGACAGTAAACGTATTTCGAGAGAGGTTCTCAATATTGCTGGATTAAAAGGAGCTGCTGCTTTATGGATTGATCAAGGTCGTATCTCAGGTAAGCGTGGTTCTATTCGTGGTCGCTATTCAGAGAATGATTATTTAGCGCTGGAATCTTGGTTTAACGATCTAAGTATTCCTGCAAAGATTCATCGCAATAATGTCAGCATCATTCAGTTGAGCTTCAAGAAAGATTCATTAGAAGAATTATTCAGACTCTTAAAACCAATGATGCACTACACGATGAAGAAAACTCTAAGGCCACAGATCTCAAAATTCAGGTAGATTAAACTTGCCCCGAAGCAGAACTACGTCAGGGGTTTGGTCCATGTCAGGAGTTCTAATTTTTGTAGTTTCTTAGAGCTTTAATCTGCACCCTGTGCGTTTAGCTATCGTGCAGGGCTCCTGATCTTTGAGATTAACTAAAATACGACTATACAAGGGATCTCATGTCTGAATGACTTCCGTCTCCGATTCGATTAATACATTAACTGGAGCCTATGGCGGTAGTGATAAGTCATCACCGTCTTTTTTAAGGCCAGAACGTGTTAAATATAATTCTCCAGCAAAAGCAAAAGATCTTGGTACTGTCGATAACCTCGCTACAACCTTAACTGGTTCTGTTGGATCTCAAGATGGAGCCAATACTCTTTACTTCAAGGTTGTCACTAACGGTGAATCTGATCTAAAAATAACCAAGAACATTCTCAATAAATTCGAAGATAAATATCTTGCTATAGGGGTGCTGAATAGCAATTACGACCAGATGCAAATTGATGAGAATGGATTTACTTATTTCAATGAAATTGTTAATACCGTTCCGATAGAAGCAATTCTTCAGCAACCGAAAGGAACCTACTACTTTACGATCACTAATTCCCAGTGGCAATCCATACCATTTAGCGTCAACGTCCAAGTTATTAGATACGTTTTACTTGATGGATCGACAGAAGATAAGCACGAATTAAGTGCTCGCTTAGCTCTTGTAAAACTATATGGAACTCTATCTGGTACTTCGGAAGCAAGTCTGACATTTGTACCTGTCAATTCCTTAGATCAACTGGCTGGTACTTCGGTTTCAGAAGATCAGACAACTGGTGCTCTAACAATTATGAAGGGTACTATAACCATGTCTGATCAAACTTATGGACGATTAAGAATGACTTGGAGAATTGAGGGAACAGCCAGCGGTTCAAGTTCAAATACAGCTACACTAACAGTTACATCCCCTGGCGGCGGTTACGGCTAATACGTCTACCATTCTTGCCAGAATGTAATTGATGAACTAGAGATTTAATGGCATTTTCTCAATATCTTGCGACCAAGGTTCTTAGTTGGTACAAGAATACAAGTTTTCCAACAGCATTAACGAACGTATACGTCTCTTTACATACTGCTGATCCAGGTGTTGCAGGAACTAATAATGATGCAACTGCGTCTATTCGTGGTAATAGTACTCGTGTTGCAATAGCAGCTTCTGCTTTTAGTACTGTTGGATCTGCAAGTGGTGGTGGATTTCAAATCACCAACTCTGGAGTATGCCAAATTACGACCAGCGCACAGAACTCAAGTGGCACCACTGTTACTCATTTCGGCATTTGGGACGCCGCTTCGTCTGGAAATTTCCTAGCATCAGGTTCGTTAACTACCAATGTTGACGTTCAGCTAGGCGACACCGTTCAATTCAATGCCGGTGCGATGGCAATTAAAGTGATTTAAATTATGTCCCAGCAAAGATGGCTCATCGTTGGAGCCGGTTTAGCTTTCGGAGCTTCCAACCTATTCGCGATATCGTTGCTGGGTCGAAATCAAAGTGGACTACCGAAATTCAACTTACCTGTAAGCCAATATTCTTCCTACAGCATTGATGTATTCAAGTCTGAGAAAGCTCAGTCTTATAACATCAAGCATCGGATGCATGATCCTAAGATAGTAGAGGAGGTAAGAACAATAAATAAGCCTTCGGGCTTCTTTGGAAAAGGGAAATCAGATACCTACATACTCAAACAATCGCCTGTTGGAGATGAATTTAACCAATCATCAATTCACAGTCCCGAACTCACGGCAAAGCAAATTGCCTGTATTGAAGCAGGTGGCTCAGGTAAGAACACGGGAAGGCTCGTTGGCTCCGCAGTTGGAACGGCTGCTGCGCCTGCATTCGCCGGAGTGCCAATACTAGGGCCATTCTTAGCAGGAGCTGCTGCAATGGTTGGTATGGATAAGGGTGCTGAGATTGGATCTCAGATGGCTAAGGATTTTAAAGACTGTTGAGGTCTAGACGAGAAGGTTGCGTTGCGACGAATATCAATATGGACATAACCTTTTTTGTTATTTAAGAGGATTCCTCCATTCCATCTTTTTCCTAGCCACTTACTAAATTCAGCTAATGAATCATTAACTGGATAAATATCTAGTGCCATTCCTTTTGAATGATAATTATCAATAATCTTCTCTTCTGGCCTATATCCACCCACTACTCCTATAGGCGCTCCCCATGCCTCTCTGATCGCGTCAAACTGCTTAGCTAATTCAATGAGCTGTCTTTCGTCTTCACTGCCTCTTAAAGGCGCTCTACATGGGTCATATTGAAGTATTTCTCCTACGGTTAGATATATTCCAGCCCGATCCTCTAAAACATTCCAATCGATGGACTCTGCTTTCTTCGTAATGAAGTTTGTTGCAACTTTTTCTCTCCAGTGTGGCTGGTAGATAATCCACTCTTCCCCACTACCAAGCATCTTCACCTTACAGTGAGCATCTCTTGGAATCTCTGTTATACGAGAAACAGTTAATTCTTCTTCGACTTCAATATATTCTTTTCCCTTATCTGATAATTGCAAGCTATCGATTGGTGCTTTCTTCAGGTACGTATCTTGAGAAGCAGTGAGATGGATAGGACTTACAGATTCTTTTTGCCATTCGGTTGCTTCAACTTCACGTCGATACATTAATCCAGGCATTTCCACACCCGCAGATTTGGCAAATCTACTTAAGACATAACCGACATCTTCATACGCTTCTGGTCGTCTTGATCCCTCTATTAAAACTTCTTGAAGTTCCTCGTATTCTGGCTTTTCGAAGAAATCATATGCCATATTCCAAGCAAAGCTAATCAATGCTGCTTGTCTGCAAGAACCTAAATTATTCCACCCAGGAATCTTCGTCATCTCAGGAAGAATATCCCGTCCGATCAGTTCTTCTGTATAAGCAGTGCAGATAGATTCGTAACAGACATCACCTAGTCGAACTGGTTCGCCATTGGAGTAACGAGTCATGCCTGTGCATATTGTTGGAACGCCTAAAGGATCTAAATAAGATTCAACTTCTGTTCCTTCAAATCTCTCAATCAGAGATGCTGCTTTCTTGATCGTCAGCGGATGGGTCATCGTAAATTCTTGCAAATCGTACTGTTTTCTTTGCCATCGGCTCTTGGTTCAACGTCATTCTTTCAGCTACGTCTTGAGCCGCACTACTACTGTATCCTTTTGATTGAAGTAACTCGTATGTTTCTAGAAATATCTCCGCATTATCACGACCCGCAAACCTTGTATCATCCCCTTCTTCGTAAGGATAATCACTGGCATCATCAATTGACCCATTGCCAGCTAGGCGCATTAGGTAATTACGACTACGTTTATGTTAACTATGAACTTTAACTAAGGAGAGCTCTAATAGCTTCTGGATACTTTGCTGTGAACTGAGCCAAATCATTAACGGCTGAATTGGCTGGATTGATACCCGCTGCTTTTTTAGCTTCAGCAACGTAATACATATCCAATGTTGCCATTTGATGTTGTTCTTGTCTTGCTCTTAGAGCATCTGTTTTAGCAGCTTCTTGTAGGGCAGCAGTGCCTTGGTTAGCAGAGACTTCGTTCCTAACTTCTTGAGTTTTAAGAGTTTGATTAACTGCTTGGTTTTCTTGATAGCTTGATGGACCCAACTCGTTCATGCGAGCTGCGTCAACATTTATATCTACTGGTGGCAAATTCATATGGTGTAGCCCCGCGTGAACGGGGCGATAGCTTCTCGATTAGCCGATTGCAGGTGCAAGTAAGGCTACTTCACTAGATGCTGTAGAAGCGAGGTCTAGCGGGAAGTTATGAGCATTGCGCTCGTGCATAACTTCCATTCCGAGGTTGGCGCGATTAAGTACGTCTCCCCAAGTAGGAATGACTTTTCCTTTATAGTCTACGACAGACTGATTAAAGTTGAAACCATTTAAGTTGAAAGCCATAGTACAAATCCCCATACTTGTTAGCCATATACAGATGACAGGCCAGCTAGCAAGGAAAAAGTGAAGACTTCTTGAGTTATTAAATGACGCATATTGGAAGATTAATCTTCCGAAGTAGCCATGAGCGGCCACGATGTTATAGGTCTCTTCTTCTTGACCAAACTTATAACCATAGTTTTGAGAAGTAAGACCAGTAGTCTCTCTAATCAAAGAAGAAGTCACAAGTGAGCCATGCATTGCGGAGAATAAAGCTCCTCCAAACATTCCTGCTACTCCAGCCATATGGAAGGGGTGCATCAAAATGTTGTGTTCAGCCTGGAATACGAACATAAAGTTAAATGTTCCTGATATTCCTAAAGGCATTCCGTCAGAGAAAGAACCCTGACCAAAAGGGTATACAAGGAATACAGCGAATGCAGCAGATACTGGTGCTGAATAAGCAACACAGATCCAAGGACGCATTCCTAAACGGTATGACAGTTCCCACTGTCTTCCCATATATGCAGATATTCCAATTAAAAAATGGAAAACAACGAGCTGGTAAGGACCACCGTTATATAACCATTCGTCTAGCGTCGCCGCTTCCCATATGGGGTAGAAATGTAACCCAATTGCGTTACTACTAGGTACAACAGCACCAGAAATAATGTTGTTGCCATATAGAAATGAACCAGCTACTGGTTCACGAATTCCGTCGATATCAACGGGAGGTGCAGCTATGAAAGCGATTATGAAACAAGTTGCAGCAGCAAGCAGGCAAGGGATCATTAATACCCCGAACCAGCCAACGTAGATGCGATTATTAGTTGAAGTAACCCAACTAGTAAGCTCGTCCCATCCGTTCAGTAAGCTACCACCTCTAAGAGAGGATGATGTAGTCATCTTAAGAAAAGTACGTTTGAAACTTGTATGATGAGAGACTTATTCCCATGGTCTCGGTTAGGGAATGCTAATACGTCTACTAGCAGATCTTATTTTAGGAAAAATTTTTTATTGAATTGGTCCACCGTGAACCCATGCGTCACAAGTACGCTCTCCTGCACATTTAAATTTAAATAATTGGCAATAACCAAGGTTTCCATATTGTTGAACATGCGCTGGGTTAGCCACTGTACCCTTCTCATTCACTCCTTTAATAATGCAGCCCAATACTCTTGGTGTTTGATCGAAAGCAGCGCAATTACCGCATAGTGCCGTTTTTGCAACTTCAACGTTCGTTTTCCATAGTTCAGCCTTACCTTCCCAAAAACCTGGATCAGGATTATCAGGATTCAAGGGACCGTAACCAAAATTTTCAATTGTCCAATCCCTATTTTTTGTGTTCTCTTTTACATTCTGCGTTGCGGTAGGGCATTTTCCTGACCTAGCCCAAACTGGATCATCTGTGATGGTTGTACTCATTACCCGCCACCATGACCGACACCACCGCCGCTTCTAGAAGCTTTTTTTGTTCTCCCTTTTGGAGCACTTTTACGACCACCTCCTCCTACCTTGTAAAAATCACTCCCTTCTAAACCACCTTCTTCAGGCCAGTAACAATCGCTTGGAATACTAGCATGCTTATCGCTACTTCTCGTAGTCCTACATTTGCCAAATGCTCTCGCCCAGTCCTCTGGAGTAGTGGCTGGATTGGTTTTCATTCTCCACTCTAATTCATCATCTGTCAGTGATTGACCCCCGTATAACTTTTCAGTAAATTTCCGTCCATCTGTTTTTTCATCTTCTGGATCTTTAGGTTTTTCGGGCTCTTCAGGCTTTACAGGTTTAACTTCCTCTTCAGGCTTGTCAGGCTTCTTCCATGGACCACCGTCGGTGTTAACAATATCGTCTAGTTCTTTCCTCTTGTCTTCAATGGTATCAAAATAGGAGCGGCCACCTGACTTTTGAGAACGCTTGTTCTGACTACTCATGTAAGGAGTTAAGTAGGGAACACTACCCTCTTCGCTTGCCCTTTCTAATTCCTGTATTTTTCCAAGGATATTATCTTGTCCTGCAAACCTAGTCATTACAGTTTTTTCTTTATTTTAGGCAATAAAAAACCACCGCCATTACAGCAGTGGTCTTATTGTTTATTTATCTAGAAACTAAACTTACCGCCAAGCTTCAAGCCATAAGCATTGTCTGCGTCTTCGTTAGATATTCCAGCAAACTCTCCATAAGCAGAAAGTCTTTCTGTTAATCCATAAGAACCGCCAACCTTGCCACTGATCTCTGTAGATCTTTCACCATTGATTGGATAAAGAACTGTAGGACCGCCTTGAACGTAGTAGTCAAGTTTTTCTGTTGCACTACCTTCATATCCAATATGAAGATCGAGTGCTGAACCCCATGCATCCGTGCCTACGTAGGCTTTGTTGAATTCAGGGTTCAAATAAACACCAGCACTTGCCGGTAAAGTAGCCGCTGAAAAAAGAGCGGCTAATGTTACTTGTCTAAGCATTAAAAAATTAAAAGATGTTGCTTAAGCTTCGGATACCAATACCTTGCTGCGTAACTGATCAGGAGTTGCTTGGCTAAGTGCTTGCCATGCCGCTGCTGGATTCTTATCGCTCAAGTTAGAGAATGCTGCCCAGAAATCACCTTGCCTTGCAGCTTGGGTTCCAGGGGCTGGCATATCCATTTGAGGGCGCTGGAAAGCTGGTTGCTTTGTTGGCGCTGCCTGCTTTGGAGCTTCCTGAGATGCCTGTGGAGCTGCCTGTGGAGTTGGTGTGAACTGAGCTTGCTGTGTGCGTGCTTCGTTCGCTGCAACTTCAGCAGCTAGACGATCTTGTGGTAACTCTACTGGATGTGGTCCTTGAGGTCCGAAAAACTCATTCACATACTCTGACAACATGTCAGGGTTGGTAAGCATCACATGATAAGCAGCATTGTCTTCAGCCGCTGCCTTCACTACCTTTTTAGCACCTTCAACAGACTGAGTAAGCTTTTCAACTTGCTGTAAAGACTTAGCTGTCTCTTGTGCCTGATTTATAAGTGCATCCTCGACTACGCATGCATAGCGGTTAAGCAATGCTGGTGCTTCTGCTCCGAAGTGCTGTATTACTTCAAGACTTTCGTCGCTTACTGCTCCTAGATACCCGTCTTGACTTTGTACGCTCTGCTGCTGCTGTAAGGTCTGCTCCTGTACCTGTGGTGTCTGGGAGTACGCCTGCGTTGCTTGGGGCAGATAAGTCTGCATCCCCGAAGCGGACGGTGCTGCTTGGTAAGTCGGTGCCTGAGAGGGATAGCTGGTTGGCTCCGCTGCCTGTGGGGTCGGAGTTGAGTAAGCTGCCTGCGGTTGGGAGTTCTGCGTCGCGCTCAGACTGTCGGTTAGCCTGTTGTACGCCTCCTGCCATGGATTCTGGTCCGCTACCTGCGGTGCCGCTACCTGTGGCTGTGTCTCCACCTGTGGAGCCGAAGGTATCTGGTACGAAGGTTGGGCGTTCTGGACCGGAGCTTGCTGGGTAGCCGCGCTCGGCACGGGTGCGCTCGATGGAATCGAGGGTTGTTGGATCGCCTGATCCTGTGTCGTCGTTGTATGCGCCTGCATAAGTTAATTCTCGCTTAAGGAAATCAAGTGCTCGATATACGTAAGGTGTCAAGTCGAGCTTCGGATCAGCAAGCAGTGGTAAATCAGGAGCTTGCGGATGTGGTGTTTGTCGCATGTCATTTATTAACGACATGAATTGACCAATACTTTGTTGTGTTGCCTGAGCCATCCTGAATGGATAGCCACTCAACATTGCGCTCCTCTCTTCGTCTGTCTTATCAGGGAAGAGATATCTCAGCGCCTCAATGCTATTTACACCGAGTTCTTGTAAGTTGCGAACAACAATACTTGAATTCAGTATATCTTCAGTCCCATCTTCGAAGACTGGACCTTTCCACCTCCATTCTACTTTTCTGTTGCCATCAGGTATTAAACCAACGACACCGGGAGGTAGTTGAGTGTTTTGAACAGCTTCTCGAATAGTATTTTCAAGAGTCTGCTCAAACTCTCTATTAGCTCCATCATACTCAGCCATCAACTGATTAAATGCAGCATCATCCTGTATCTCCTCTCTGATAGGAGGTATAGGTCTAGGCAAGCCTATTGCTTCTGCAAATGAATCACGGAAGATCTTTTCTTCGTGATAAATAATCAGCCCAAATAACTTACATAAACCGTAAGTCAACAAGCCCTTACATCTACGTGTTGCAGTAGTAGCAGCACGACCATAAAGAGATTTAATTTCATAAGCAGTAGCACCTGAACTAATTCCTAATTCATCCACTCCACCTAGAGCAGTTCTTAATTCCTCGCGGTATTGCCTTGCATATAAGTTCTGGTCACCTGAGACAGCATCTGGCGTTAAGTAAACAGCACGGTCAGTTGGCTCAACATTCGCAATTACTCTTGGAACCTTCATTCCTGAAGTACCCATTCCTGTTGGTTCGCTTAAACGGGTTGAAGGTCTATTCGATGCGTAGAAACCTGCTTGTGAACTAATTGTTGGTCTTAACTGATCTTCACTACCTGACTCCACTAGATCATGCTTTGGTCTACTGGAAACAAGAGTTGGATTACCAAAGAAGTGAATATTTGTACGTATGTTTTTGACTAAATCATCATGGAGAACAATCTGTTCTGCCAACCAATCAAAATCACCCGTTGAATCCATTCCAGTTGAACGCATCGTATTAAACGATTCAACTGCTGGAATAAAGCCAAGGCTGTTTGTAAGTGTTCTTGTTGCGTTTGGATTCCAAGAGAAGTTATTCCCTACTCCATGCTCAAAAGATGGTCTCTCAGTGGTAATTGATTCTTTGATCTCATCTCGCCTAATTTGAAGCTTGACCCATCGTTCACTACCGTTCTCCGAATTAGGTGTTGCTAGTGCTCCAAGCCCTGACCTAACGGAAAAGCTATAAATTAGTTCGATCTCTTCTAGTTGAGAAGAGGAATCATAGTAAGCACGGTAATTATCCTTGCTGAACCACATGATCCTGTATGAATCGTCTACAGGTCTGAAATAAAATAATCCTTTTCCATCTAATAAGAAATCATCAACGATTCCTTCTAGGCGTGTGTCAATTTCATTCTCTTCGACTAACTGAGCAAGGAACATCTTGCGGAAACCGAAAGTGTCTTGCGAAGGAAAAAATTCAAGCCCCTGACGAAGCATGAATAACTTCATCTGAGCTAAGTGGCTATTGACAATCATCGTGTCAGTGCCACTCATGCCGTCTCGCTTACGAGCAGCTTCTAAAATCTGGCGAAATTTTTGGTTGGATTGTGCGCTCATTTATTTAAGTTATCTCCATTCGATTTGTGCTCCCCCTCGTTTCATTAGACCCTGTACCACTATGTTAAGTGAATCTGCACAGTCATCATGTGGAGCGTGGCCGAAGTTGATGACTTCGTCGATCATGTAACTGAAATCTCGATATTTATTGAAAATAATCTTCTTGCCCTGAAAAAGACCAATAATCCCTCTAAGGCGAGCGAGCTTATCTCCCCTGAAACCTTTTACAGGACTGACACTTAAATTATAGAGCTGCCACTCATTAAAAAGTATTCGTTTTAGATCACCCTCAAAACTCTTCTGATAAGCAACAACTTCAGGCCATACGACTACTGGCGAATCGGTTTGAAAATATTGACCCTCATCGTTCTGACTTAATAGATTCCACTCCATCAACAACTCACATAATGCTTCTATCTTTTCAATATTTCCCATTGATCTCATTCTTCGGTAATCAATGATGTAAACCTTGTCATCCACACGACCAGCAAGAGTGAATACAGTCCAGTCATTCCGTTCACTCATGCCAGCAGATAAATCAATACCCACTCCAACTACGTCATAATCATCAGGAACTTCCCCTCGAACAAACAGTTCTGGAGATAATCCTAATTCTGTAGTCTTAACTGGTTGGTTTAAATACTGATAAGAGAAAGCAATTCGATCTTCTGATTGCAACTTCAGTAGATACTTTGCTGACCACATAGAAGGCCAGTAAGACTTAGGAGTGCCTTCATCTGTGTAATGCAATGCTCCTTGTGTTATTACTTTCCATCCACGTTTCTCACAATATGTAGTTGTAAATAAATCATCGAAATGGAATCGGGTACCTAGTGCAATTGCACGAGCCCCTTGGAACATGGTTGGAACAATGACGTTATTCCAGTTTGCTTCCATCTCTCGCCTGATATCTGGGTTAGCAATCGCTGCTGCACTTTTGATTGCGTCATCAACAATGATTAACGAACTACGCTTTGATGTGATTGTTCCTTTTAATCCAGCGCAAGCAACGGTAAAGGCATCTTCTCCTCTGATATCAATTTCAGCGAAGTCAAAATCGATCGACCATAGTTCATCGCTCGTGCGGGTTTTCGATAAACGAACTGTCGGAAAAATTTCCTGATATTCCTTGTTCATTATCAGGTTTTTTATCGCAGCACTCTTGTTCCTCGACACGTCCACGTTGTACGAAACGTAAAGAGTTCTTAGTAGCTTCTTAGCCGTTGCATGCCTGCCAATGAGCCACGCCACAAGCAAGCCAATCACAGTGGATTTAGCGCTTCCTCGTGGGCTTAATAAGCAGGTATTTGGTCCAGCTATATCTAATAAGTGTTCATTGCTTTTATTCGTCAGGAAAGCTTTGTGCCATTCCTTCATATGCTTTGCAGCAGGCTTCCCCATCAGTTCACAGAAGTAACCGAAGTTTGCTCTTGCTTTGATGACATGAGGCGGGGTGACTACAACCTCTGGTTCAGTCGTAATACTTTTAGCTGCTAACTGAGCACTTCTTCGTCTTGCTAAAGCAATAGAGGAATTAGGCATCAGCTATAACAAAATGATTGATTCTTTTTTCTGCCATCCTTTGATATCCACCCAATGATTGAATTCCGCTTTTGCTTCTGGAGTTAGATAACCAAAGATCCGATTTAATGCATGTTTTAATGCGTAATTCTTATCTTCAAATTTTTCTAACTCCATTCCACCTTGCAGGGCGCAACAAGCATCAAGCAAGTCATACATGGGTATATCTTTTACTTTGTTCTGTTCTTCTTTATTCATTTAACCTCTTTTATTGGCTTACCTAGAGTTTAAATGTTTTCCCTATTTTTGGAGACTATTTCTACTAACTCGTCGTAACTTTCTCGACAACCCTTAGTAACCCGTCCGCATAGAAGCCTAAAAGGCTGAAACCAATAGCCATGGAGATTAATGTTGCATTCTTATTGTGTTGATCTATAGCAGCATCAATCATCTCTTTTACTTCTGCCTTAGTTGCAAGTTTTAGATTTAATGGATTAGCGTTCATCGACAAGTAATTGCCATACTGATTCATATGCTAAATCCAAAGCTTTAATAACGTCGTCATTCCCTTTGAAAATAGATTTCAATTCTCGCATCACTTTGTCGGCTCCTGACATAACCAATCCCCTTCTATCTGCTCCTTTGGTCATCCGCTCAACCTCAACAACGTGACCTCGTAGTTCCTTGGAGAGATGAGCAATCCTAGTAGCTGCCGAATCTGGTTTGACAATATCTGCCTGGACTTGCTGTCTTAGGAAATCGATATCTGCTTCTAATTTGACAATCTCTGCAAGCATTAACTCCTTGCGATTCAATTTTGGGTAATGTTTGCGAACCCACTTTTCTAAAGCAGTGAATCCACCGTCATAACCAAGAATGCCAGCGTATAAATATATTTCATAAATCGAATACGTATTTTCGACATATGCGATAAAAGCTTCTCTTGACCCGTGATCCAGCGCTGTTAAGAACGACTGAATCTCGGGTGGAATATCTTTAACCATTTTCTGGTAATTCTATTCGAGAAATTCCCCCTACGTTGCCAACGATTTTAATTAACCGAAAAATTTGGAGCCTGTTCTTGTAATTGCACCCCTTGCATCTGCTCTCATCTTTCTTTCTTCTCTGTACTTATCTCGTTGAGTTTTCCTATCTTGATCTCCTTCTGTCATTTTCGTTAGACGATTCTCAGTTCCAAGCGTTCTAATCTGAGCACGATCTTCTGTACCTTGTTCTCCAATTTGACGACTCTTGATATCACCTTGATCCCACATTAAATCTCTAGTTATTCCACCTTCAGCAGCTAATAATTTTAAAGTATTACCTGTCTTTAATTTCTCCATACCTCCCTGATAATCAGCCATTTGGGAAAGTTGACCTTTTTGATAAAGCAGGTCCATTCCCATATTCATCATCGTTTGGTTCGCATCCAACCTCGAGCCCGAGATGAAACCTTGAATCGCCTCATTATCTTGGAATTTATTGCCCCAATCGACCATGTTGCCCCAGCCTTGGTTGTACATACTACCGCCAAACGACGAGGGAGTATAGTCGCCAAAATCTTTTGAAGCTTGCGTTTTCTGGCCTTGCGCCGATCTCGCAAACGTGTCCATATAGTTTTTTGCATAATTAGCTCTTGGTTGGCTGCCTCCTTGATCTACACCTTTGCCTCTGGGTTGTTTAAATTTATTTTTTTCTTCTTGGGTCGCTTTCTCGAACGTAATGTATGGCTGACCTGGACCTCTTTGATTTCGATCGTCTACCCCATCTTTATCTGTATCGATGTAATCCATAGTCCCTATGTAACCTATTCCTGCACCTATACGACCACCAAAGCCAGGTGAGGTCTTGATCTTACTAAGAGAGTTGTTAACTAAATCGTTTTTGTTAGCTGTCATTTTGTATTACCTCAAAGCTTGTTGATTAACGCCATTCTTTGCAACATATCTGCTACTGCCATTCCACCTGTAAGCCAGCGATCTTTATCTCGAGCTGAAAGTTCTCTCTTTTGAAATCCTGCTACCCCAAGCTTATTTGGGTCGTATCCTTCTAATTTATTTAAATAACCTTTTGTTTTTTGAGCTTGCTCGTATTCACCTATTTGTTTAGCAAGGTCTACATCTTCTTGCGTAAAAAATTGTAGAGATCCACTTTTTTTATTAGCGTCAGAGGTGGTAGAACCAAACTTGTCTATAACTTTTAAACGATTGTCATCGTCCAATCCTTCTATCTGTTTAATGATAGATTCAATCTTTAAATTAATCGCTTCATCAACACCTAAATCATTCATTTGTTCTTTTGCAACAGCTCGTTATATCTCTTTAATAGTTTAGCCTTTCCTTCAACCGGTAATTCATCAACCTGTGCAAGCACTGAATCTACGTCTGAAGATATAGCACTGGTCTGTGATGGGCTAGACGTATCTCCAATATTACCCAACATAGAACCTAGATCGAAGCCACCTCCGCCACCTCCTAGGAACGCTGATAATGCCGTGCCAGCCATATTCGTTCCACCTAACTGATCAAGGATCATTCTTTTTCTTGTCTGTTCATCTTTCATTTCTTGTATAGCGATTGCAGTTTCGTTGATACCTTTTTGCTGTTCCAAAGTCATACCACCTTTCATCGCTGCAACTTCAGCAGCCAAATTAGTAGCGGGGATAGAAGCCATTAAAGTCTTCCCTGCATCACTTAATAAGCCTGCCTGCTCAAGAGTTTTTGGTACAAAATCATCGCCTTCGAATCCAGCGATATATTGCCTAGCTAATCCGCTTACGTTTGGTACTGACATAATTAGCGTCCCATAGCTGCGTTAAGAATTGCAGTTTCAAAAGCAAGTCTTTGTTGGTCTCTTGCTCTATCCCTTGCAAGCTCCCTGTTCACGGAATCAATTTCTTTTTGTATTTCTGCTTGTTTTTGGATTTGTTTCTTTGCATATTCAAGCTCACCTCTAGGATTAACTGCTTTATAAGCACCTCCTGCGAGCTGTTTACCTATATCACTCATTAATATTGCACCTAGTATTCCTCCAATCCCTGCCCCAACCGGACCAAGTGGAGTACCTAATGCAGCCCCGCCATAGAAACCGCCAAGAGTACCACCAGCTTCTCCTAAACCCTCTGCTAAATTCTTCTGGAATGGATCAGACTCGTCTGCAAGTTCAGTTGCTGCGTCCAGAGCAATAAATAGTGGTACCGCTCTACCTGCTACCTTGCTTGAATTCTTCAGAAGACCAACTGCTTTATCTCCCATCGCCATTCTGCCTAGCAATCTATTTGCTGTTGAAGGTGGTTTAAATACTTTCCCAGACGTTGTCAAATAATTCCGAGGTATTAATCCCTTCCCTGCGTCGTATTTTCCTAAATCCAGTGACATTTGACCTGGCTCGGTAGCACCTGCTAAGCCAGGTAATAATTTATCTAGCCAATTCATCTAATTCCAGACACTAAAAACCTATGATTTGATTCTAGTAGGTATCACGATACTAATACCTACTAACAACCACCCATCGAACCAAGAGCACCTGTCGCTCCACTTGCTATTAATGCAGGATTACCAGTTGCGATACCAATACCACCAGTAATAATACTTCCAAATAATCCTTTCCTCTTGTTACTCTTGCAAGCAGCTCTCTGTTTTGCCATTAATGCATCTTGATATTTTTTATTCTCTACAGCCATTGCATAAACGGTATCCGCATCATCCATCGAAGTAAACATATTCACCGTATCTCCCATCTCATCAAACTTACCGCCGTACAATGTTTTCTTACCTTCAGTGCCGCTGATATCACCAAAAGAGCCTAAACCTTTTGTGCTGCCAGTATCTTCTCTATTCTTCATTACCGCAGTCGGGAATGCACCTTTCGTGAATGGAGAAATTGTTCCAGCACTGTCAAAAGCATCGCGTTGTTTTTTTGCTGCTAACCACTTAACTGGATCTAGTTGGTATGCCATTTAACTACCCCACCCGAATGGGTTGTACCATGCATTTCCACCAGAGGAAGGAATAGGCATGTCTGTATCCCAATAAGTCATACCAGGATCTAAGTCTTTACCTTGCCAAATACTGCTGCTATTGCTTAAACCACCTCCAAAGCCATCAAATAAACCTGCTTTCGCTGCCGACCCAGCAACACCCATAGCTATATCTCCCCAACTTGTTTCTTTTGGTTTGAATGCATCTAATTGAGTTTGATATCCCAATTTTGCTGCTTCTATAGCTTGTTCATTTTGATATTGATTAGCTAGTAATCTTGCCTTTGCCTTGTTCTCCAGCATTGGCAGATTAGACATTCCTTTAGTGCCTGCGCTTGATTTCACGCTGCTATAAGGATTTAAATTTAAACCGTCAAAAGCCATTACTTTGTTTTAATCCTCCCGACCCATATCTCTTCTTATTGATTCTAAAGCTTGTCCAGTTAGAGCAGCAGCAGTTGTGTATCCACTTCCATATAGCAACGCCTGCTTAGCTGCTTCGATACTATTATCAGTTTCCTGTTGAGCTAATTTCAATTTAATTTGCTGAAGAGCTTTCTCTTTTCTTTCTTCGTCAGCCTCGCTTTGAATTGGATATCTTCTTGCTTTTGCTTCTTTTTCTTTTATTTGTAAGTTTTTAACTTTAGCTATATCTCCCCTATCTCTTAACCTGTCACCTGCTTTAGTTATTCCTCTCCTTATACCAGCAACAGCCGCAGCGGTTGGAAGAACTCCAGTTAACAATGGAATTGCTTTACCCATGAAATTTATCTCAGGACCATGAATTCCTTCAGTTGTTCCTCTTAATGCGCCAAGGACATTGAAATTACCATCCAACGGGTTGAGATCGGTCTGTTTATTGAATTGATACGCCTTATATCTTTGGTACTCACCTTTGTCTACATCTGGTCTTTCTTTCGCAAACTCGTCGTATGGAAGCAACCTTCCTGTGCGACCTAAGAAGTAACGACTCAATAATTCCCCAACTGGACTATCTGTCTTTCTTGGATCTTCGTCACTAGGAAGTATCGCTTTGTATCCAGCAGGTCTACCAATATTTCCTATCCCTGTAGACATTGCGATAACAGCAGGCGCAGTTGCTGCGTATCTCAAAGCACCTCTTCCTATAAGGTTTTTATTTTGTCCTAATACTTTGGTGTAAGGCAGACTTGTATTATGCATCGCCTGCAAACTTGCAATCTGAGCTACGGCCTGTGGTGCATTTAAAAACCACCATATATTTCTTAAACCGTCCCTAGCGACATCAGATGCTACAACCCCTGTAGTTTGTGCAGCTCTAGCCCTGAAACCATCTCCAATATCTGCTTCTTGGCCTGAAAGCAAAGGTACTTTTCTCGCGTCAACTGTTTGTTCAATATTGACTAAATCACTTGATCTTAAATCTCGTAATTTTTTAAGAGTCTCAGGGTCATAACCACCAAGAGGTATCTGGCCTATTTGATTCGCTAGTCGTCTTCTTGCTCCAGAAACAGTTCCTAAATCTGCATCAGGTAATTTGCTTTGCAGTTTGGAATACCAATTTGTATTTTCTAACTTTGCTGGGAGTGACTGCCTTGCATAATCAACAATATTTGATCTACCTAACATTCCTTGATAAGGACTTACTTCACCCTGCACCCCTAACTTTCCTAACGGTTCAGCAAGAAAAGCTTTTTTGACAATATTTTTTAGTTCGTCAAAACTAAGGTCGCGGGGAAGTTCTGCCATTATTAATTCTGTAAATTTTTAAGACCTAAACCACCACCAGTAAGCAATGTTCCTAGGAGAGCTTCGTATTTCTCACGTTCTTCTACAGCAATCTTTGCTCTTAATTCTTCTTCTGCTGTTAACTGTGCGTCACCATAAATCTTATTCATCGCTGGCCTAGGTGAAACGATATTCAAAGGCATCGCAGCCATGTCACCCAACGTAATAGCAGTTGAAAGAAGATTTTTATTGTCTTTAAACCTATTCATTCTCATCAGATTCCTACCTACTCCACCACCAACTAATTGACCTAACAAGGAAGCACCAACTCCAATCCCTGCATCTTCTGCTGCTAATAAACTACGCCCCATAGCATCTGTTCCTTCTGGAGCCATCCCCGCTGAGATTGCAGGCCAAAGCAAGATGTCTGGTCCATACCTCATTAAACCTTCGCCTAATGTCTGAGGCTTAACTGTTTGGTAAGCAAACTTTGCTCCCTTTGTTAGTAATGGCTGCAATTTCTGCAAAGCCATTCTTATTCCGGCGCTACTCATGCTAAACCTCCTTGCTCTGGTGCTGGCTCTGGTGGTGGAATAATGTCCGAATTAATTGGACTGTTATAGAACAAGTTTGCGTATTCAGTTATTCGTTGTTGATTATTAGGATCAGACGCATAACG